TGCTCTTGGGCCACCGCCGAGTAATTGTGCTTTAAATTGGTCTATACTTGCCATTTACTTTTACTCCTTATACTGCGCCGTAAATTTCTTCAAACGATACGCCACTTCTAGTTGCGACAAAGTTTAAAGTTATGTAGTTAATTGATTTAGCAGGTTTCAAGAAGATAGAACATACAAATTCGTTTCTATCTATTACTGAATCAGTATTGTTTGTTTCATCACAAACAACTGAGAAGTCTACTAAACCTCGTCTATTTTTAACATCTCTTAGGAAAGGTTCGATAGCTGCCCTAAATTGAGCCCTTGTAAATGAATCGTTAAATTCAAACAACTGAGCTTTAGCGGCAGTTGAGATTGCCTTTTCTAATACTATGAATAATCTCCTGACATTAATTCTATCAAATGCTGATGGTGAACTTAATGCAGTTTTATCTCCGAATAATACTGTTCCTTGACCTGGGAATGTGACGATTGGATTAATTCTTGCACGATACAATTCATCTCTAGATGCTTGTTTCGGATTAAATGCAAGTTTTGTTATCCCTAGATATTGTCCTCTAGAGAACCCAGCAGGTGAATACCATGGGTCTTGAAGTAAATCACTTCTTGCCATGATACCTGCGGTATGTCCGTTACCTGGTATCCAACAATATTTATCGTTGTATCTCTCGTATTGATATACCCAACCACTATCTAGAACTGCATATGAACTTGATGTTATATTTGCGAAGTCACCTTTGACATTGGTCAACTGTGATGCCTCACTTGAAACACCTACACAAGAACTTCTTCGTGGTGATGCAACTACTAATAAATCTTTTCTTAACTCTGCAAGTTGAATCGCATTGTTTACTAGACTGTTATGGTCTGCAAGTGTATCTTGAGCAGACTCAGAACCACCCCCAGCATCTGTAGATGTAGAACCTACGATTAGGAATGATATGTCTATTAATTCTGCATCGCCAAAGTGTTTTGTCCATGCATCGGACTTTTGTGCGACTGTTGGGTTAGCTCTTCCTGATGAACCACCACTTAATGATGAATTCTCTGGAAGTGCAGGTCTACTGAAAGCAGAACCAACTGCTTGTGATAGACTTCTTGATTCATTGGCAGAACTTAACATTGCTGTTGAGTGTCCTGACCAATAAATATAATTTGATTCTCTTTCTATTACATCTCTATAGTAATTTGAATTACCTACTGAATCTTTAGCGTCTGATGCGAGTGATAAAAAGCCGAATGATTCTAGAACTGTATCTTTTGTTCCTGTGAATACTCCGTCTTCATCTACGACTACAACATGAATCTCATCGTTTGATGCCCCAGCTGCTACTGCGCCGGCACTTGAACCTGGTGCCTTGTCAAACAATGCATAGTGTTCCCAAAATCTACTAACTTGTTCGTTATCAGCAACTGCTTGGACTAAACCATCAGCTGGTTGATTTAAAGCTTTAATCGTTAGATTGTTTCCTGATATACCAGTTACCTGATATTGTTGAGAATGTGAACTTAATTGAATTATGTCACCTACTACGAATGATGCACCTGCATCGACACCCACAACTGTAGCACCAGCCGCAATTCCACTTGAATTGTCGACTAATGAAACATTGTCATTGAAATATGCGTTTGAAGATGCACATACTGATACTTGTAGAGAGTTCCCTAAAGCACCACCACATCTTGCAATCCATTTTCCAACTGTTCCAGCTGCCCCGCCAGATTTGTATGTATTGATGTAATCATCAGAGTGTTTTAATAATGTTGATGAGTTCCCACCTTGGTTAGCAGAAAACAAACCTGTGTTTGCAATTCTAACTACTGATAGTGAAGAACCATATCTCAAAAATGATTCTGCTGAATAGAAGTCTTCAGCCCCAGCGTCAGTATTAGCTGGTTTATAAAACTCATCCACTAACTGTTGTCCGTCTGAAACTGTTTTTACTTCATCAACAGGACCCCATTGAAATATGCCAGCAAATGCGCCTCGTGTAGAGGAAACAGCTGGGACAACATTCGACAAGTCAATTTCTTTGACTTGAACTCCTGGTGAAACTTGAAATGCCATACTTTTCTCCTGTTAATGTATTTTACATTGTAAAAGTTGTTTACACTTTTATTTATATAATTTATTTATCTAAGAACTATTTTACAAACCATCTGTCACCTTCTGAATCTACAAATGACTCGGTTGGTTGTTCTCCAAATACCCCTGCTGGCAACATATCATCTTCAATTAATTTCTGTTGTTCTGCATATAGTAAGTCTTTCACAGCGGTATCTGTTAAGTTTGTAAAGTAGTCTGTTGTCACAAACCATGAAAAGAGAACACAATTCATAACCATATCGTCATGATAACCTCTGTCTGCCTCGAATGAAGAACCTTTATTAACAAATGTCATAAGTTCTGTAATCGTTGCTCTGTCTATAACAGCCAGTCTGTTTTCTTCTAATAGTTCTTTTAGAGTTGAACAACCTACTCTCTTAATTTTTCTTGACATTGTAATACCAATATCTGTAGATTTTGTCATACCTTGAACAAAAACATTTGGGTATTCAATGTCATAATGTAGTTGTGTTGCCACCATACTTCCTTCTGCGTTATTTTCTATGATTACTAAGGATTCATTGTATGGTCTACAATACTTATTTATAATATCCGGAAACAGCATGGGGCTTATCATGTTGTCTCTATATGTTGCAACTTGTTTAAATGGTTTACTAGAAACATCGAAGACACTAAAAGTAGAATAGTCTATGCCTCTTCCTTGCGATACATCTACACATGTTATATAATTATGACCTGCGATAGGTCTTTCATATACACTCATATTTTGTTTTCGCCAGTCTGGGTCTATTGCTCTCATACCTAATAATGTATCTGCATTAACTAAAGTATTACCAGTTCCTAAGAAACTATTACCATACTCTTGTTCAAACTGTGCCTCTGATGTATTTGCAATGGTCATCTTTTTCCATTCTTCATCTCGACCTGGCACATCGAACCAGTTGATTAAGAAACTCTTATATTCAGAATTACCATGAACTGCACTTTCATATATCTTATGGAACATATTACCTACACCATTTGCAGTAGATGTAATGATAACTTTAGAATCTTTACCAGATGTGATTACAGGATATGTCGCAGTATAGAATGTTTCTGCATCTTCAACAAAAGCAAACTCATCAAGATATAACATGTTGATTGACATACCACGAATTGATGATGAAGATGTTGCGGCTGCCACTATCTTACTATCATTACCAAACTCAATATTACCTTTGTTTAGTATCTTAACTCCTGGTTGTAAGAAGAAAGGAACGGTTTCTAACATGGTTACGATTCTCGCAATCATTTCTCTTGCGATTGCACCTTTGTTCGCCAGAATCGCTACGGTGACTTCTGGTGTGAACAAAAGATACCATAATAGATATGCACAAGATGTAATTGATTTACCAGACTGACGAGCAGCCAATACTACACTAAAACGATTATCATTAAAATGATTTATCATTTCTTCCTGATAACCACGAAGATTAAAAGGCACAAGGCCTTCATCAAGAGATATAATTTGAGTGTATGTTTCTATAAAATGTGTAGGGTCACTAGAACACTTTTGATATTCTATTAGTTGTTCTTCGGTGTAAGTTGTCTCGACACCTGCTCTCTTGATTAGATTATTACCAAGATATCCTTCGTTTTTAGCTTGAACCATTTCTTAAACCCCAATGAGATATAGGTAAGTGATTACTTATTTCATACTTATTATCGAAAGATAATTTCCAACCTAAAAAGTTTTTAGTTTTCATGTATTCTAAATCTTTTATATGACCTTGCCATACAATATTTTTTTCTTTTACTTCGTTTCTGTATATACTATTTTCTGTAATATCGTTATAATAATCCTGTATAAACTGTCTGGAGTATTTAGAGTGAGAATAAATATCTATATCTTCCCATTCTGTAGTAGATTCGCCATCTATATCTGATAGTTCTATCATATTCGGATATAACTTGTCTATAAAATTATGTTTCTTTGCATACTCTACTAAGTCTAGTATGTGACCAAATTCTAACTCCTTATCTTCTTCTTCGTAAAAGTTTTTAAGAAATTTTTTCTCATTCCAAAACTCTGATGCTAACCATTCATGTAAATAGATATTACACTCTGGTAATTCTGTTTCTAATAAGTCAGCATGTATATACTCTACAGTATCACCTAGTATCTCTTTCATTCTATCAATGAGTTTGCCTCTTCTTTCTAAGGCATATACTTTCTTAGCGCCATACTTGACTGCGAGATAACATAGTATACCTGAACCTGCGCCCAAATCTATCACTATCTTATCTTTGACATTCTCAGATATCCAATTTTCGTATGCGGTATTTCTCTGAGAATCAGTAAAACAATATGCAGTTTTAAAGAATCTTAGTAGTTCTTCATTCTTTAACATTCTTTTTTTTCAAAAACTTCTGTAGTTCAGAAGTTGAACCAACATATAAATGATTATGTTGAGTTCCCACTTTTTGTTCTTCGCCTTCTAATTTCTTTAATTTACTTTGTAAATCTATAAGTTTTTCTGCTGTTTCGCCTACTGTTTTAATAAGTTGACCTGCAACTTCATAGGCTCTTGGGTGTTCTGTTTCTTTTGATAGTTCTAAGATACCATCGATTGCATCTTGTCCTCT